CGTCATCAGCCGCACCGCCGAACTGTCCGCCTTTTGGCAGTCCGGCATTGTTGGCGAACTCCCCGATGTCACGGCCCTGATGGGCGGCGGCAAGACCGTCAATATGCCATTCTGGGTTGACCTGACGGGGGCCGATGAAGTCATCGACGACACCACCGACCTTGCCATCGGCAAGGTTGACGCCAAGCAGGACGAGGCTGCGGTGCTTATCCGCGGCAAGGCGTGGGGCGCAACCGACCTTGCGGCCATGCTCGCCGGGTCCGATCCCATGATGGCAATTGGCGACCTTGTCGCCGGTTACTGGGCTCGCCGCATGCAGGCCACGCTCATCTCGACGCTCAAGGGCGCGATGGCATCGACCAACTCGCCGACCATGGCGACCAACACGAAGAGCATCATTGCACTCTCGCCCGCGACGGCGCGCGTGTTCGATGCTGAGGCCTTCCTCGACGCCTGCCAGGTGCTCGGCGATGCGCAGCAGTCCCTTGCGGGCGTGGCCTGCCACTCGGCAACGCTCAACCTGATGCTTAAAGACGACCTGATCGACTTCGTTAAGCCTTCGGATGGATCGGCTGATATTCCGACCTATCTGGGCAAGCGTGTCGTGGTGGACGATGGCCTGCCGGTCTCATCGGGCAATTATACCACCTACATCTTCGGACCCGGCGCCATCGGCTACGCTGAAGGCTCGCCCAAGGTTCCGACCGAGACGCAGCGTGAGGCGCTGATCGGCGGCGGTACTGATATCCTCGTCAACCGCCGTAAATTCGTGCTTCACCCGCGCGGCGTGCGGTGGTCCGGTTCGCCTGGCTCGGCGCCCACGCCGACCAATACGGACCTTGAGACGGCGAACAAGTGGACTAAGGTTTGGGAAACCAAGCAGGTCCGCATTGTGCGCTTTATCCACAAGATCGCCTGATCAAGTGAGGCCGGGGCCTTAGCGCCCCGGCTCAACCTTTCGGAGACATGATGGCTCGAAATAAAGACGACGCCCGCAGCGGCTGGAAGGCGCGCCGCTCCAACGGCCGTCGCCGGGGCCGCAGCATTGATACAGACGACCGTGCCGCCATCCGCGCCGCGCGCGCGACGCTCACGCCAGAAGAAACCGACTTCAACCCCGAGGTGCAGACCACCGCACCCGCACCGGGCGAAGATTTTGTCGCGCAGTTGTCCGACGCCGATCTGATGGCGCTCTACAAGCAGCTTTACGATGGCCGCGCCGCCGCCGCCAAGGCCAAGCGCGCCACCATTGAGGATCGCGTCAGGGCCAAGCAGGCCGAGAATGCGCAGGCCGCGCAGTCGCTTCCTGAACCTGAATACATCGACCTGGCAGACAGCGAAAACATTGAAGGGGATGACGTCTAGTGGCGCTGGTCCCTGAAGATGGCACGGGGCTGGCGGGCGCTGACGCCTATGCGGCCATCGCGACGGTTGACGCCTACGCCACGGCCCGCGCCCTGACGGCGTGGACGGGGGCCGACAGCGTCAAGGAAGCCGCCATCCGCGAGGCGACCGTCTATCTCGACACTACCTATTCGTGGAACGGCGCAATCAAACTTGTGACGCAGGCGCTGGCATGGCCGCGCGCAGGCGTCACGGATCGCGAGGGGCGCGAAGTCACGGGCCTGCCGCAGCGCGTCATAGACGCATGCTGCGAGCTGGCCGTCATGAAGATCACCGCAGCGCTGGTCACCAGCCGCACCGAGGCCGAGATTGCCGGCGTGCAGGCGGGCAGCGTGGCCGTGTCCTATGTCGCAGGCAACCGCGTGCGCGAGGCCGAGCGTTTCACGTGGGTGGATCGCCTGTTGACCGGGCTGCATTCGGGCCGCGCCGGCGGCGTCAATGTGAGGCTGATCAAAGCATGACCCCGCGGGGCTTTTTCGTGTCGCTCGCTGGCTGCGCTTGTCTCGGCCTCGCTCTGGCGTTGCTGACGGCTGCATTCGGGCTGAGGGGTATATAATGCGCATCTGGTGGTCGGGCTACAAACGCCGCCGCAAAGCCCGGCGCGCCGCGCTGTGATCCATCCCGACGCCTACGTCCATCCCAAGGCGCGCGTCGATGGCGCCAGCGTCGGCGCACGCTCCCGCGTCTGGCAATTCGCCAGCGTGATCCGTGGGGCCGTGGTGGGCGAGGATTGCAACATTGCGACCGGGGCTTGCCTCGATGGCTCACAGATCGGCGACCGCTGCATCCTCGGGCACAACGTCGCCATGGGGCCGGGGTTCCGGGTGTTTGATGATGTGTTCATCGGGCCGCAGGTGACGCTCTGCAATGACGCCTGGCCGCGCGCCCTGAAGGAAGGCTTTGACGTTAGCCGGTTCAACCCGGTCACTTACGCCATCATCATAGAGAGCCGGGCGAGCATCGGCGCTAACAGCGTGATCCTGCCCGGCGTGCGCATCGGATGGAACGCCATGATCGCCGCCGGCTCTGTCGTCACCAAGGACGTGCCGGCGAGCGGACTGTGGAGGGGTCGCGAGCTTGTCGGAATGATCGAGCGCGAGCGGACCCGGATGCGGTTTGCGAATGCGGACGTTGAGAGTTTTCAGTGATCACCGTCGCCACATTGCTGTGGGAGCCCAACGAAGCCAGCTTCAGCTTCTCGCGCTGCTACGATGAAACCTGGGTGGAGAAGCTCTACCGGGGCTTTGCCCGCAACCTGACCATGCCCTTCCGGTTTGTGTGCTTTACCGATCGCCCGCGCGACTTCTGCGAGCCCATCCAGCAAGAGCCCATCCACGGCAAGCCCGGCTATGCCTCCTGCATCCAGCCCTATCGGCTGGGCGATCCGATGATACTCGTGGGGCTCGATACGATCGTGACGGGCAGCTGCGACCATCTGGCCGCCTACTGCCTAGAGGCGCAGCGGCTGGCCGTGCCGCGCGACCCCTATCAACCGTCAGTCGTCTGCAATGGCGTGGCGCTGGTTCCGGCCGGGCATGAGCGCGTCGCCCTCGACCACGACGGCAGGGTCAACGACATGGACTGGATCCGGGCGCACCGGCCGGCTGCGCTGGATGATTTGTTCCCGGGGCAGGTCCAGTCATTCAAGGTCCACGTGAAGGGCCGGAAGCTGGGCGACACCCGGCTCTGCTATTTTCACGGCGAGGAAAAGCCGCACCAGGAATATCAGATGACACCGTGGATCAGGGAGCACTGGCGCTAATGTCGATCCTTGACAGCCTCCCCGGCATCATAAGCAGCGCCCTGTCGGACATGTTCCGCGACGCCACGCTGACGCGCGTTGGCCCCGGCGCGAGCGACGGGCGGGGCGGGTATACCGAGACAACCACGACAGACGCCTGCAAGGGTCTGGTGACCGAATATACGGCCTGGCAGCGGCAGGCGCTGGGCATCCCGGCGAGCGAGCGGAAAATCCTCTTGCTGGCCGCGACGCTGACGGCCGCGCCGAAGCCGGGCGACCGCGTCACCATTCAGGGCAAGGCGTGGTCAGTCGTCGACGTGACCAGCGACCCGGCCAACGCGACCTATGAGTGCCGCTCGAAATGAGCGTCGCCAAGGTAGAATTCAACATGGTGCTGGCCAACAGGCTAGCGCTGGACGCCGCAGAGGCGGGCGTCAGGGCCGTGACGCTCGATGCGCAGGGTATCACCCGCGTGATGCTTAGCCAGCCCGGCTCGGGCCGCATGTATCAGCGCGGCAAGACTGTTGAGCATCGCGCCTCGGCTCCCGGCAAGCCGCCCGCGCCCGATACGGGCCGGCTGCGCGCGAGCGTGCAGACGGAAGTTATTCGCGGCCAGCAAGAGGTTGTCGGCTACGTCACTGTGAACACCGAATACGCAGCCGCTCTTGAGCTTGGGACCGAGCGCAGGGCTGCGCGCCCCTACCTGTCGCGCATCCCTGGCGAATTCGGCGCTAGACTGATGGCGACCTTCCAACGCTTCGCGAGGATCTGATGGACAAGATGGACATTGGAAAACTGGCTGGAACCCTCGGCGTCATCGTCCTGGGCGGGCTCGCCATTATCGCTATCGTCTTCTGGGTCCTGTCCTAACTCATGGACCTTCAGGCGGTTGTATTCGCGCGCCTCACGGGTGACGCGACCCTGACGGCGTTGCTTGCGACCTACGCAACAGCGCCCGCCGTGTTCGAGGACGGTAAGGTTCCTGTCGAATTCGAGCACGGCACTAAACCCCTCGCTGTGGTGACGCCGCCCAGCAACAGCGGGAACCCTGACACGCTCGACGCCGCGTTGCGCGATGAACAGATCAGCATCCGCCTTTATCACAAGCCGCAGGGCTCAAGCACGCCGATCCATCAGGCGGCCGAGCGCGTGCGCGCCCTGTTCAAGAATTGGGGATCAGCCGCCGTGACGGGCGGCACGGTCATCCATGCCGAAGTGTCGGGACCGTTCCCGGCGCCTACTGACGACCCATCGCTCGATGGTCGGATCGTCTCAATCAACCTACTGATCAAGGAGTCCTGACCATGGGCGAGTTTGTCGCCAGGAACGGCACCGCGGGCCTTTACTATGGTTCCGGTTCGCCGCTCGTTTATACCAAGATTGCCGGCGTGAAGTCCTTCAACAAGGGCTCGATCGCGGCCGAAGAAAAGGATGTGACCGACTTCGACAGCCCGGCCGGCTGGCGCGAGTTCGTCAACGGCCTCAAGTCGGCATCGCCGGGCAGCATCGTCCTGAACTTCGACCCGGGCGACACCACGCAGGAATATCTGCGCACGGCGCAGGGCGGCGCGGCCATCGCCATGAAGGCACTCTACGACGACAAGCAGGCGACGTTCACTGCGCTCGTGCTGGCGTTCGATGAGCCGCTGCAGGTCGGCGAAGTGGCCGAGGCGACCGTGACGATCAAGCTGACCGGCGCTGTTACCTGGGCGAACGCATCCTGATGAACCCGCACCTTGACGCCGTCCCGCTCACGCATGCGGGCAGGACGGCGACTGTTTGTTTCACCTGGCGCGCGCTGGAAGTGCTGCAGCGCGACTGGGGGCGGAAGGAGTGGGCCGCGCGGTTCGCGGAGGCTTTGCAGGACGAACATATTGGCGACATGGCGGAGGTTCTGGCGCTCACCACCGGCATGAACGTTGACGAGGTTCGGGACTGGATGCCACCCACCGCCATAACCGCGCAGGCGCTGTGGGACGCCTACGCCATGACGAAGCTGGGCCAGAAGGAAAAGCCAGCGGCGAGCGGCGATGTCGATGATACGGAAAACCCTCTGAAGGCCCAGTCGATACTATCGAGAGCATTTGCCGTATGGCGCTCCGCGCAGGCATGGGCTGGGCCGAATTTTGGGAAAGCTCCCCCTACGCCACCCGCTTAATCCTTGAGGCGTGGGCAGAGGCCGAGCGTGCCGTCTATGAGCGCGTCACCACCGGCGCATTCCATGGCGCGTACTTCTCCCGCTTCGACAAGCTGGGGCCGCGCGATCTTGAGAAGGCGCTGGGGCGCAAGCCGACGGCGTCAAAGCAGCAGACAGACGACGAAGTCGGCCGCTCGATATTCGCGTGGTTGAAAGCAGCGGAGCCCGCCGATGATAGCGCAAGGCACTAAGGTCGGCGCGGCCTACATCGCCATCACCGCGCAAACGGACAAGTTTCGCCAGGGCATGGCCGACATGGAGGCGCAGGCGAAGCGCGCCACGGCGGGCGTGCGTTCCGAGATCGACAAGACCGACTCCAAGATAAGGGGCATGACCGGCAGCGTAGGCATGCTCACGCAGGCCATGGCGGCAATCGGTGGCTTTGCCGCGGCTGGGCAGCTGGTGCGCATCGCCGACAGCTTCACGCAGATGCGCGGGCGCCTGGGCCTTGTCGTCAAGGAGGGCGAAAACCTCCTTGACGTCGAAGAGAAGCTATATCAGCTGGCGATCAAGAACCGCGCCGCCTTGGAGCCAACGGTTGCGCTCTATTCTCGCCTGCGCTCCGCGCGCTCCGACCTGACGGACGCGCAGGCGTTGAAGATCGTCGACACATGGAACAAGACGCTGGTTATTACCGGCGCAAATGCGGGCGGGGCGGCGGCGGCCACCATACAGCTATCGCAGGCCATGGCGGGCGGCGTCCTGCGCGCCGAGGAATTTAACTCCATCACTGAGAACAACATTCGGGCCGTCCAGCTGTTCGCGTCGTCGCTTGGCGTCGGCATGGGCGAGCTTCGCGCCATGGTGAACGATGGCAAGGTAGGGTTTGACGAACTCGTGAAGGCCATGACGGAAGACGCCGGCGATATCGGTGACGAGTTCAACAGTATGTCCATGACGGTTGGCCAGGCGCTGACCAATCTACAGACGGCCATGGTTCGTTTCGTCGGCCTGCAGGACCAGCAGTTTGAGGGCAGCAAAAAACTAGCCGAGTGGGTCGGTATCCTTGCGGATAATTTTGAAATCCTCGCTA